GTTCAAGCAATTAATGGATAAACCAGAAAAACTTAAAAGATTGGGCTTGTTCTACCAGCAGACTGGTAAATTGAAACACTTACTACAAAGAACCAGGTCAAGAATGTCCGGTGTTAGTGAACGTATTGTTAATGATGTTAAAAATACAGATAATAAAATAGTAAAATTCTTTTCCAGTATTGTAGAAAAGTGCTCAAATATTATGCAAAAATATCCCAGATTAAAGATGTTCTTGATGATTGCTGGATCAATGGGTGCTATGTTTGGTATATTTAAAGTGTTAAAGTACATTTTCCCAGATTATATTTCTAAGATAGAAGATAGCGTAAGTTCTAGCATTGGGATTGCTAGAGAAAAAGTGAATGAATACAAGGAATCTGTAGATGACTATTTGTTAGATAATAAATTAAGATGTATGGATGAAGGAAAGGATAACTGGACGGAGACTATGAGAAAGTTTATGTCTGGCTTAAGTGAACGAGTTGGTGCCATATTCAATATTATGATGGGAGGCAAGGTATATAAAGGTTATCATATATCGGCTCGTTATAACGGGAGTACAGTCACAGCAGAAGATTGGTTTTATAAAGCTGACAATCCTACAGTAGTTAGATTTCTTCCCAATGGTACAACATTGAATTTTGTGGATGCTGAGACTGGGGAATTAATTACACATGATATTAAAGAAGCACAAGAAGTTGCTTTTTGGCAAATAGATTCCGGTACTAAGGGCCGGGGGCAACAACCTAAACAGAAGAATAAAGTTGTTTCTTATTCCATGAAGGATATTGCTAATGTTCAACCACAGGGCTGCACAGATCCTAATGCTAAAGAAACATTATTTGCCATAGTTAAACACAATCAGTACACTATCCATGTCCCAAATAAGGATAAGAAGATAGGTATAGTTACCTTCATCACCGGTCAAATTGGCATGTTCCCTTATCACTTTTTAAAATTCTTCCAGAATGAATTAGAGTGTGACCCTGATAATTATAATGAAAACACCATTATTGAATTAAAGAATCAATATAGTGGTCGTAAATACAGTATACCATTAGAAGTATTCCTTAATGCTAAAGTGTTCCCTAGGTTTGAGAGTAGGGATTTGTGTTTTGCTTTTTTCCCTGGAGTTATTTGTCATAGAAATATTGTTAAAAATTTCATTAAACAAAGCGTGTTAGCTTCACCGCATGATAAAAATATGTTTTTGGCTGTATTGGATCCAACAGCACCAACTATTTATGCGTCCGAGTATGAATATTGGAAAGATTATATTGTCCAATGGGATACTTTAGATCCAGAAACACAGTACACAGTGATAAATACCGCATATATAGTTGCAAGCACTAATGCTGGTGATTGTGGTGCGATCGGAAGTCTAAATAATCCAGCCATCGGCCCTGGTAAATTGTTCTATATCCATATAGCTGGTTCTAAAGCTGATAATAAGGCAATTGGAACGGTGGTGACACAGGAAGATATGGAGTATGTGGTTGAACAATTCCCTAAAGTGACTAGTATACCTACACCTCAGTGTGTAGAATTTTTACCTAGAGATGATTCTGAGATAATCATGGGTGTTTGTCCAGTAGCTAAGTTACCTAAAATTGTGTTCAACCCAAATAAAACAAAAATTATGCCATCAGAGTTACATAATGTGATCAAGCATTCTAAATTAGCTCCAGCCCGCTTGGGTGAGTTTATACAAGATGGTGAAATAATTAATCCACTTAGGATGGCTATTTCCAAATATTCCGTTCCTGGTTTCACAGTTAGACCAGCTATCTTGCAGCAAGCTTACAACCATATGGTCGCTACAGTGATGAACAGAAGTAAAGTTCACACAGATAGAATTATATTTTCTTTTGAAGAGGCAGTGCTAGGTCAACCTGGGGATCCATATAATAATAGTATTAATCGGAAATCTGGTGCTGGTTTGGATTTAGAATTTCCACATTTGAGTAAAAGAGGAAAATTTGCGTTTTTTGGCGAAGGTGACGAATATGATTTGGATAATTTAAATTGTGAGCGATTGAGAATGTTAGTACTACGGGACATAGATCAAGCTAAAAGAGGAATTAGACAATTACACATTTTTTCAGATTATTTAAAGGATGAGACAAGGACTCTTGCTAAAGTGTACGAAGGTAGAACCAGAATGATATCAGGTGCACCATTACGCTTAGTAATAGGTACACGAATGTTATTCCTCTCTTTTTCTATCTGGGTAATGAGGAATTGTGTGATTAATGGCATGGCTGTTGGAGTGAACCCATATTCAAATCACTGGGATATGATTGTGAAATATTTAAATTCAATTAGTAAACACAAGGTAGCTGGTGATTATAAGGGGTATGATACATCGATGTTTAAAGAGTTATTGATGTGTGTATTAGAATTCATCAATACTTGGTACAATGATTCTGATGAGATGCAACTAGCAAGGTATGTTTATTTTATGGAAGTATGGAGTTCCTTTCATGCTTCAGGTGATACGTTATACCAGTGGCTATCCAAGTTGCCAAGTGGGCATCCCCTGACAACAATTATAAATTGTGTTGTAAATTTAATATTATTTAGAATTGTGTATATATTTGAAGTGGGCGATTTACATGATTTTAACGATAATGTAAATGTTTTAGTTTATGGTGATGATAATATCTTATCTATACATAATGATATTATTCATAAATTTAATCAACACACAATAGCCACGGGTATGGCGAGATTGGGATTTACATACACATCTGAAGATAAATTAACGACTGTTGCCCCCAGTCGACACTTACACGAAGTTGGTTTCCTTAAAAGAGGTTTTCGATTTGAACCTTTGATTCATCGATATGTTGCACCTCTTGAGTTGGATACAATTTTAGAAATTCCAATGTGGACAAAGAAAGGGTGTGCTAGTCACACTATAACATGTGATAATGTGGATAATTGTCTACGTGAATTATCACTACATGACCCTGAAGTTTTCAATTTATGGGCTCCTAAGGTCATTTCCTCGGCTCGTGAGAAGTTGGACTACTATCCAGTTGTAGTGGATAGGCTCCCCCTTCTACGTGCCGTGGTAGAGCGACAGGAGTTCTTTTAAACCTTAATATATATATAAATTATTGCGTGGTGGGTAATGGTCTATTATATTTATTATGGAGTTCGATGATCTTTATTTATATAT